CTGTCGACGGCCGGTACAGATACGCCCAGCGGCCATTGACCTTCACGTAGGTTTCATCCATGTGCCACGGGCAAAGATCGGAAGGGTTACGCCAGTACCAGCGCAGCCGTTTTTCCATTTCAGGCGCATAACGCTGAACCCAGCGGTAAATCGTGGAGTGATCGACATTCACTCCGCGTTCAGCCAGCATCTCCTGCAGCTCACGGTAACTGATGCCGTATTTGCAGTACCAGCGTACGGCCCACAGAATGATGTCACGCTGAAAATGCCGGCCTTTGAATGGGTTCATGTGCAGCTCCATCAGCAAAAGGGGATGATAAGTTTATCACCACCGACTATTTGCAACAGTGCCGTCGATTGAACCATAATCAGCAAAACGGAGGCCAGCAAATGCAAGACGAGTTTTATCTTTATCAGAGCCCTCAGATTCAGTACGGTTACCTTTAAATTCGTACTCCCACTGACCAAAACCGGTTAACTGGTCATTAATCTGAGTTTCACCTTTGAATCCCAGACGAGCATAAGTCTTATCTCCGTCATCACTAGCTGAAGAAGAGAAGTAATGTTCTGCGTTAACTTTGCCGTACAGATCCAGTTTATTACCGTCTTTGTTGTAGATTTCAGCTGCTTGCGCAGACATTGCCATCAGGACAGATGCTGCAACCGCAGAGAGTGCCACTGTGATTTTTTTCATTTTTTTTGCCCTTTAGATTGAACTTTTCAGTAGAAAAGAAGTCACTGCGGACAAATGTTTATCTTTTTTGGATTCGTGTTTCAAGTTTTGCAAATAAAAATCAAGGTATTTTTGTGATCAAAATCACAAATAATAGCCTTGAAAACCCAATGGACTATTAGAAAAAACTCAATTCACAGAATAAAAATTGACAAAATAGATCAAAAAACAATCAAAAATAAGCACAAAAGACAAACAATTAAATTATCACAAAAATAATAACTGTCAAAAATAGATAGCCTGTTAATTAACAGGGCTTTAATGGATGTAGACTTGAAATCTACTTAAAAATTAGAATCAAATTAATTACTGCCGATTGGGTATTAAATTGAATCTATATTGTGAGAGTTAAAGACGATGTGTTTTAGTTATAAATGTTATTCCCTAAAATGGAGCGGTCTCATCGAATCCTGATTAATAACGAGCTAAGCTAATTCATTTTAGTATGTGTATATCTTTACCCTCTGAATATGCAATAAAGAAGAGATATTAAACAATATGTAGCTTCAGGATTGACTCTGGAAGAATTAAAAGATCGACTAAAGTGTTCAATATGTGGTGAGCGAAACGCAAAAATTAATTTTTTTTGATCTAACATATTAGGTAACGGCTTGCTTCCATAACCTAAAGCAAGCCACTACGCGTTTACTTTAAGTACACAATTAACATATCAGAACAGATTATTTTTGCACAATCAGGGAGTTAATATACGATCTGGTCTACATGATCACCAAAATCATCATCGTCGTCGTCATCATCGCCACCATCTACTGCTGGCCAATCAACAAACCAGCCAGCGTAAAGATGCAGCGTTCGGAGAACATCACTTGCGGGAGCATCAAGGGTGTTAACGAATCCCATATAGCTATTGGGATTTGCCCCAGCTATGGCTTCAGCGATCATGTCCTCGGTAATGTCACCGGAGATAATGCTTAAACGCCCGGAAACTTCTTCATTATCATCAAATTCGATAATGGCATCTCCGCCTAATGGCGCTGCGATTTTAATCTGCATTATTTAGCTCCTTTGCCACACCTAATAACAGTTCCAGCAATCCGTCACCATTCATCAGTGATGCGGCAGCGGCCTCTTTGTCATGATACAACTGAAGAGCCATAGAGAATACTTCCGTTGCTGACGTTTTGGAAATAGTCGGTGATTTCTGCCGAATTTTCCCGGTGTTACTTACTGAGGCTGGCGGGTATACCTTCGCCATATAAATATTACTCAATCGAGATCTGAAGCACCATTCAGGCTTGCCACGCCCACCGATATTAACGAAAGATGGCTTATCCCCTTCAACATTGGCCTTCAGGAATGACCGGGCTTTCTCTAACAAACCAGGGTTACTGTACTCAAGATGATGACCCAGCTCGTGCCACAGTGCACTTGCATTTTCATCGTTCAAATTGACAGCAACAACACCATTAAGATTTGCATATGCCCTTCCCTGGTGGTGAACCACCTTTGATAAGGTCGAAATTTTACCGCCGGTCAGGCGATAAATATCAGCAAGTTCCTTGCGCAGGTCTATCCCACCATTCTGTCCAGCGCGGGCTTCTTCCACTTCTTCCGTGATAAAAGAGTCGGCCCACTCAAGAGCTTTTTCTTCAGATACGGATGAGTTTGCGATCGCACTGTTCATGGCAGATAACACTTTCTCGTGGACCGAACCCATTCTTCGCTGATTCATTTGCCAGCGTGTCTGCGGGTTATATGAGAATCGCTTAAGTAGTTGGTCAAGCTGCTCAAGTTCTTCTTCACTGACATACCTTTTAGCCTCACCAATAATGCCAGGGAGAATATTGCCGTTAGGATTAAACGCTCGCGAAAGGAAGAGTTTCAGCGCCCCCATGCCCTCCGATGCTTCAATATCACCAATAACCCGGTTAACAATGGCCGCACTCTTCGGATTAGCATCCGCCAACGCTCTGGCTACAATTTGCAGGGACGATACGACCTCACGCTGCATATCAGTCCTGATCTCATCAATAAACTCTGGCGTTATGCCGTGCTCTTTAAGGATATCCCTGCCTTCCGCCGTTACCCCATCGATATCACCGACATGTTTATTAACCCGACTTTGCAATGCCTTAAATGCCTTCAGAATTCCACGGGCATCATCCGCTTTAATAACGGCCTTCCTGAATGCTGGCAAGAAGTCTGAGTTAACCTCATTTTGTTGATCGGCCCACTGAATGGAGGCTTCTTTCATCTCGTCCAGAGTCAGATCACCCAACGCGGTATGGTCTGTGAATATGAGCGACAACCTCTGAACCATTTCTGCCAATGGTGATGCCGAATGCGCCGCGCTAAGGAATGCTTTCACCCTGGTTGGGCGAATGGAAAACCAGTCAATAGCTGGTGGCATATCTCCGTTTTTTATCGCCTGCGCTATCTCGTCAAAGCCATCGCGCCCAAGGGAGGATGCGTGATTTAACAAGCCGCGAAGTAACGAATTGCTGATACCGAATAATCGGCACCATTTATTCACGTCGGCAACAGGCATTCGAACAAAATGCGCAAGCACTTGTACAAGCTGTTCATCCTGGGGATCTGTTCGGGAAAGCAGCCTGATCAGATGAATAATGTCTTTGATGCCGGATGCCCGATGTAATAGCAAGCTGGTATATGGCGCAACACCGTTGTATCCGCTGCTGGTGGCCATAACTATCTGATCGTTTAAACTCATCCCTGTTACGCCTTATACCGCCTCTTTAATGTTGGCGGCTATCCATGCCGCCGTGTGCTGTTTAACCTGGTCCAGGTCGATGTATGTGCCAACATATTGACTTAAGTCCTGCAACGTACCGATAAATGCATCGGTGCTCTGATCGACGAATTTATCAGCCAGGAAATCAGCAACCAGTTTTGGCACACCATCATGCACCGAAGGTTGTTTTTCCTCGCCACTACCGCTGCCGGATGCGCCGTACCCCATCTGTTGCATGATCTGGTCAATTTCATCGCTGATATCCAGCAACTCCATGCCACTCGCGGTCGCCGCTTTGGACATCAGAGCATCCAACTTATCGCTGAGATCCATTAACTCAATAGCTGATAGTGTCATGCCACTACCCCCGCTTTCTGGATTGCTACCAGCAGATCAGCCAGGTGGCGAGCAGCGCCATTAACCAGCTCTTCGTTTTCCTCAAAACGCCCGGCAGCCTGAAGGGCTGCAATCGCTTCCCGGGCATTACCCCGGGCATTACGGATCTCCGCCATGTCAGTGCTTTGCATATCCATCACGCTATTGAGATATTCAATGGCTTTATTAGCCTCTGCATCTGCTTCGCTAACCGTTTCATCAGGCTGTGCCGGGGCCGGTTCTGGCTGAGTAATCTCACCGACTTCGGCCTGCAATGCATTGATCATGCTCTGCACCATTTTCTCGGTGCCAGCGCCCCCCGGAAACGCAATATTGGGGAAAGTTTTTTGAAACTGAGTTTTCAGCATTACGCGGAACTCGTCTGGTGAGCTGGTGGCCAGCTCCAGAGCTTTTTGTGCATATTTGCCAAACGGACCATTAGTAAGTGTCTTCGCCAGGAAGTCGAAAGAATCCTCGCGAGGCAATAACTTCAGGTCGTACTCACTCATTTGCTGATCAGAAAGCGGGGTATCGTAAGTAACAATGCCGTAGCGCGCGTATTCATAATACGGGTCACCTTTATCAGGGCGCGGCAGAATTGCTTTGTTACCTTCAGGTATCGCGCCAGGGGCCGCCGGACGCATTTGCAGGGCATATCGATATGCGCCTACAGAGACTTCTGGTTCAGGCGAAGAGCTGCCGGTATCCTCCACTGGTTCAGGTTCGACGTTTTCCGGTTTAGGTTCTTCTGGTTGGACCAGATATTCCGATACATTACCCGCTTTATAGGCTTTAAACAGCTTGCCGATCGCATCTGTCATGTCCACACCCTGTATGGATTTAGCCTTGATCATGTACACGCTGCCATCCGGATCGGTTAACTGGATATACCCTTCGCCGTCCCCAATGAATTGCTTCATTAATGCACCATTACTGAGCGTCGCTTCCCCGTCCATATGCATACGATTTTTGATACTGGCAAGGCGATCCGTCAGCGCGAGAGAGTGCCCACCAGTCATCCCCGCTGGAGCAATGGTATCGCGCCCACCAGTGCGATTGAGCTGATCAATCTCCGCCTGCAAACGCTCATTTTCTTGATAAAGAGAATCCGCTTCCGAAGCAACTGCGTTAATTTTCTGCTCCAGATCTGCCTTCTGGCCTTCTACCGCTGCCACCTGATCCGCGAGGTCGCTCATGGCATCCTCTTTCTGGTCACTGTCAGCCTGTAGTTGGGTTATTTCATCAACCAGGGCTTTTTTCTTCTTCTGCGCACGCTGGAATTTTGCCGAGTTTTTCTCTGCAAGGTTGGCAAGTTTCATGGTGACCTGCGCCAGCGTCATATCACGTCCACTCATCGGAGCAACGGTGTGAGTAACGTCTTTTTTATTCAGTAAGAACTGGAAAGCAACCAGCGTATCGCTATTGGTGATCCGGTTTTCCGCTGTCGGGCTATGAAACAGAATGCTGATAGTCTGACCATCACTGAGCGGGATAATGGCTGGCAGGACCGGCAGCCCGTTAACGTTACGTGCCCGGCCAATTTCAGCGCCGCCGATCGCTCGCGCGCCGCTCTGGGCCACATCCCCCGTTTTATCACTCCCCGCAGAGATTCCGGTACCATTCAGCTTCTGGTTCAATGCCCGGACAAATGCCTGCATGGTCCGGTGTAACTGCAAACGAGTAGAACTAATCGCCTCCAGTAAATCCGTAGCACACCAGTGGATCGGCGTGTCATAGAAGAACGTAGCCTCGATTTCCTCCAGGGTGTTGGATTCCGTCATCAGATAGCGGTCCTCTCCGGCCATTAATGCGCGATATTCATCATCAGTCACTGGCGGGGGAAGTACGTCAAGCCCAGGCTTGATCGTCACCCCTTTATTGATATTGAACTGTTCCATGTTAATTTCCTGCTTTCAGTTGCTTAAGACGACGTTTGAGTTCGCCATTCCGTGCCTTTTCGTTATTGAGTCGGCCCGTCTCCGTATCCAGCTTCGCCCGCAAATCAGTGATCTGCTGTTGATTGAAAGACACCGAATTCTGCGCGGACTTATAAGCGGCAACCACCTGAGCATTCCGCTGTTTTGCCTCTTGCAGGCGCTGAAAGTTGGATTTTACTGCCGGTTTCTTGTCTACCGGATTGGCAACACGTTTCGCTTTGGCGATCAGTGATTTCTGGAATTTTGCGGAGTTTTTGCTGGCCGCTTGCCCCATGACGGTACCAAGCGTCTTGATATCCGGCGACTGAGCGTTAGGAATAGCTTTTCCATTCAGCTTCACAGACGATATATCGCCAGTATCGTTTACCTGTATGGCAAGAATTTGTCCGTCGTTAAGAACCAGCTTTGCGGTTTTAACTTTAACGCCATCTTTCGTTGTTGCGCGGTTGCTGGAGTCAACCTCAATTACCGTAACCCCGGTTTTATTGATCGCCGCGATAAGGGATTTCAGCCCCTTTTCATTAACCTGGTCAAAATCGACCGTTGCATACTTATTTTTCGTCATCTGACACATCCTGTGCGAGATTTATTACGTAACTTCTGCGGATTTGCTGAGTAACAGGGAAAATCCGATACAACGGGTTAATGAACGAGTCGCCATGCGTAACCATGACGTTGAAATGCCACAGTCGCTCTCCTTTACCCATATATTCAGTGGGTATGTACAACCATTCACTGTTTTCGCCCTGTTCAGCCGACGTCAGACAACGTTGTTCGCCTTCAATCACTGTCGTCGGCTTCTGAACATCGCGGATCCAATATCTGACCGTTGCGCCGCGCAAAAACGGGAATTTAGACCGGTATTTGAACGGCACCCGGATGAAACCCGGTTTAATTTCCACATCACCAAGTTCTAAGTGCGTGATGTCCTTGCGTTTTAGCAAATAGCGATCGGCTAAGGCTAACGCAAGAACGCATACACCCCAGCCAATCATTTCCCGCCTCCCTTTTTCACCAAACTTGTAAGAACATTCAGAATGCTATCGATATTCACTCGTTTCATCCCTGAAATCACCTCATGACCGTTATTGCTGGCTATCGTTACCATTAAGTACGTAATTGATAACTCCCAGCCCTCGTGTTGCCCCAATAGGTACGCCACCGCGCCAGCTGTCACTGCAACAAAGATCTCCGTAACCAATCCTAACAAATTGCCAGACTGGCGACCGTCTCGGACATCCATCAGGAACGTGCCTATCCCACCAATTACTGAAAGCAGGAGCGCAATAGCAACTGGAGCTAATTCCTGTGTGTCAAGCACAAGTTCCCTCCTACGTTGTCAGGAGGTAATGGTATGCAAAGTAACTTCTCAACCGGTCATTTGTTGCTTAAGAGGCATTTCTATTGAGGTGCGAATCGATAATCCTTTGTAACTTTTCAAGAATGAGCCTGTTATTGATGCTGCAAATAATAGTCACGCAATTCTGAAGACTTTCATCCATACCCTTATATTCCGCGAAATACATGCCTATAAAGCCTGCAAGTACGGCAGCAATACACTCGGCCATCAATTGCCTGCATGACGCTTCGTAACGTTTTTCACGAACCCCATTCAGAAACGAATGCACCCCGCCAAGGATGGAGAGGAGCATTATTGTGAAATCACACATAACTATTTCCTTAATAGTGAATTAAATATCATTGGGAAACGGTATGTACTTTGTGATTTCCACACATACTGGTTTTTGTTAATTAAAATCCGCAGCTTGCTATAAATAACGATAGTGAGCAGAAAATATGCTAATAGGCTATGTACGCGTATCAACAAATGAACAAAACACTGCTTTACAACGAAATGCCCTTGAAAGCGCAGGATGTGAGCTAATTTTTGAGGATAAGGCGAGCGGCAAAAAGGCTGAACGCCCTGGGCTAAGAAAGGTTTTGCGTATGCTTTCCAGAGGTGACACCCTGGTCGTATGGAAGTTAGATCGTCTTGGGCGCAGCATGCGTCACTTGGTTGTGCTGGTGGAGGAGCTGCGTGACAGAGGAATTAACTTCCGGAGTCTCACTGACTCCATCGACACCAGTACACCAATGGGGCGCTTTTTCTTTCACGTAATGGGGGCGCTGGCAGAAATGGAACGTGAGCTTATCGTTGAACGTACACGCGCTGGACTTGATGCAGCTCGCGCAGAAGGTCGAATAGGAGGCCGTCGGCCTAAATACCAAGAAGAAACATGGCAGCAAATGCGTCGATTGCTGGAGAATGGCATCCCCCGTAAGCAGGTTGCAATCATCTATGATGTTGCTGTTTCCACGCTTTATAAAAAGTTTCCTGCGTCATCATTTCAATCCTAAACCTTGGTTTAAGAGAACTCGGTACCAGCGGTGAAAAGATCCCCCTGTTGAGCACGGCTAACACATGGAGTGCGCGCCAGACTTTCAACGGCGGGATCACCGGGGCGCTGACAGGGAACGCCGACACCGCGACGAAATTAAAAACAGCCATAAACATTAATGGCGTCAGGTTCGATGGTTCGGCTGACATTACGTTGACTCCTAAAGATCTGGACGTTTACAGCAAAAGCGAAATAGACAATAAAAAAGGGATGCGAAAATACACTTTTTCAGCGCCTGCAAATGCAGTAAGCGGTAAGTGGTATCCTATAGTCTTTCGCCGATCTGGAGGCAGTACCGATGAATTAGCCTCACGAGTTGTGATAACTACTTATTCCTCAGCTGGCGGATACGCCATGAATAATTGTGAATTTAATGGGTTTGTTATG